CGAAGTGGTACGCGCAGTTGACCGTCGGCTCCTCGCCGACCGGGTAGTCGACGATCGAGATCGGCTCGGGGCGCTCCAGGAGGGCGCAGAGCGCCCCGGCCGGGGGGATGACGTCTTCCTCGACGAACCAGAGCGCTTCCGCCCCGGTCGCGAGGCCGAGCTCGGCCGCCTTCTCGTGGCAGTCGGGGATCGGGAGGTCGTGCGTCAGCGACCAGCCACAGAACTCGTGGCCGACAGCTACCGCTTCAGCGATCGCAGTCATCACGGCCTCGACGGTCCGGCTGTGCACCAGACCGCGCGAGGGCGTGACGACCGCAAAGGTGGACACTGGTCGGTCTAGCTCTTGACGAGCAGGACCTTGGCGTCCTGGAGGATCTTCGTCCCGTACAGGATCTCGAACGTGACCCGGACGCCGCCGTAGGTGGCGTCGTAGGCCATGACCGTCCGCATGACGATCCCGGATTCGGGATCGCGCACGGTCGCCGAGACGGCGCCCATGCCCTGGGGGACATCCGGCAGGCCGCGCATCGCGAGGATCAGGCCATCCCGGCGGAACGCGATGTTGTCCGTCTCGACCGGGGTGCCCGCGATCGTCGGAACGAGCTGGCTCTCGAAGACGTCGAAGCCGTACAGACGCCCGAGGTTGCCCTCGGACACGGCCTGGGTCTGGGTGAACGCGAAGTAGCTCGTCAGCCCGGTGTCCGCCTGAAGGGCGAGCTTGTCCTTGGTCGAGACGACCAGGACGCGGCCGTCCGACGGGCAGAGGTTGTCGGTCATCGTCTTCGCGGCGGTCCGCAGGGCGCTGGCCGAGAGGTCGGTGCCGGCGGCGCCGGTCGTGTTCGTCTCCGCGACCGCGGTGGTCCAGAGGTCGGTCTCGAGCTGCTCGGCGAGGGCGATGGCCGACGCCTCGCTGTAGACCTGGATCAGGTCCTGGTTGCTCTGGGCCCGGACGACGTCCTCGACGATGAAGGACACGGCCTTCTGCTTGTTGAGGACGACCTGCACCTCGGTCTCGCCCGAGGGCTGGGCCAGGGTGTAGGCGGTGCCGGCGGCCTTGTCGGACGCGGCCAGGGTGCCCGGGTAGGGCACATGGAGGGTGTCGCCCCGGCTGAACGCGGCCACGTCGGTGTCGCGGTAGACCCGCGGCGCGATGACGATGTACCGGCGAAGGATCGGGATGACGGTCTGGGCCCAGATCTCCGGGATGAAGTACTGGGCCTGGGTGACGTCGACGGTTGCGACCATGAAGGTCTCCCTGCGAGTAAGGGGATGTCACCGGCCTCCTTCACTCGCACTCGGGAGGTTCGCCGGTTCGGGGCCTCGCCCCGCTCAGATCACTTGGCGAATCCGTGGCTGCCCCGGCTCGCGGGACGCTGCTTCGATATCCGCTCGATGCTTCGCGTAGAACTCGACGTCCCGGAGTTCGGCTCGGGTATAGACCCGGCCTGCCGCCGACGCGCCTGGGGCACCGCCCGACGTGGCATCCCATGAGGGGCTGGAGGCAGTCCCGAAGAGCGTCGGGTGGGCGGTTTTGAACGCCGTCACCGTCTTCTCGAGATCCGCCACGGTTCCCTCGTCATCCACGGCCAGGGCCCCGAACTCGGTCGCCATCGCAGCGATCCCGACGTCAACGCACCCGGCCGCCTGGAGCGCCCGGCGGACTTCGGCCCGTCGAGCGACCTGCTGGGCCTTACCGATGACCTCCTCGCGTCCGGCCTTCTTGGCGTCGGCGAGTGCCTTTTCGGTATCCGACAGTGACGCGGCCTTGAGATCGGCCAGCTCCCTCTCGAGCTTCTTGCGCTCAGCGCGCTCCGCTTCGAGTGCTCGCTTGCCGCCCTCTCCGAGCGCATCGCCGTCCGTCGCGGGCGGTGTCGATGCTGCTGCCGGAGGAGTCGCGTGTGCCGGCGGGGCCGGCGGGCTCTGGGGAGGCGTCGCGCCTCCCGCGGCGGGCGTCGCGCCCGCGGACTGGTCGTTGTCAAGCACGGTAGCTGTTACTCCTCCAGCTTTCAAGATGCCATTTGGTAGGCCATGCCGGGCCAATAGCGGTAGACGAGCTCGGGGATCCGCTCGAACGTCATTCCTTCGCGATAGAGGCGGCGCCAGAACTCCCGATCTGCCGGGATGCCCGAGCGGTAGGCGTCCGGGTCGAGCCGCGTCCGGCCGAGCGTTGCCCGGCGAATCAGGGCCGATCCGATCGGGAACCAGCGGAACCAGGGCGGGCCCTCGTTCACGTCGACCCAGCTGCCGTCGCGCTGGAGCACGGACGACCCGCCGTGGATCACGTCGGCGTTCGAGCCGGCTGCCCGTTCGACCAGCGCATCCAGTCCGCCGGGCACGAGCTCGTCGTCATCGTTGACGACGATGACCCAGTCGCCCGTCGCCGCGTCGAGGCCGGCGTTCACGGCCCGGATCCCGACCGCGTGCCAGCGCTGGAGCTCGTCGCGCGGATAGTCGGGGCGGTCGATCTCGAGGTAGCGGGCCCGGAACTCGGCCGCGATGAGACGCGCGGCTGGATCGTGCCCGTCGGCGACGACGATCAGATCAGTCTCGGCCTTCGAGCAGGCCAAGGACGGCAGGCAGCGATTGCGGAGCAAGTCCGCGCGCTGCCAGGTGGGGACGACGACGCTGATGAGCATCTAGCCGCTCGAATCCGGAACGGACGGCGGCTCGTTGACGACATCCGGCTCGCCCGAGGCCATCCCGGTCATGTACGTCCCCTCGTCGCCGGCCGCGTTCGGCGGGGCGGCCGCGTCGGTTCCGGCCGAGGACGCCTGGGCCTGCGGTGCGGCGGCATCAGGCACCGTCGACAGCCACTCGCTGACCTTCTGCGGGCTGTAGCCCGCCTGGAGCCAGATCTCGGAACGCGGGACGCCCAGCGACGCCAGTTGGACGAGCGCTGCGACGTGCTCGGACTCGGTCCGGTACTCCGGGTCCTCCCACTGGGTCTCGCCGTCGTCGATGTCGGCGTACTCGGTCTGGCCCGAGGCCAGGAACGCGAGGCCCATGACCTCTTCCCAGGCCTCGCCGAAGTCCCGCATCCGGCGCTTCGCCTTCGCCACGAGGCCGGTCTCGGTCGCGCGGAGCGATTCGCCCGACGGGAAGACGCCATTGTTACCCAGGAGGTAGTGCGCCGGCGTCCGGGTCTGGGTCGCGATGTGCTGAATGACCTCGGCGATCGAGTTGAGCATCCCCTGGACGTCGGTCTGCTCGAAGTCGCCGAACTTTGCGTCGGCGACGGCCGTCGACCAGATCCGCTCGACGCTCGACTTGAACGGCTCGATCGCCTTGCCCGTCTCGGGGTCCGTCGGGATCTCGATCCCGGTCGCCCAGCGCTGGCGGAAGGCGGCGTACTCGGAGGCAACGAGCATGTCGACGAAGATCTTGTTCAGGGCGTCCTGGAGGGGCAGGAGCGACTCGATCTCGCTCGTTCCCTGGTTGTCGATGTCGGGGTCGTTGACCAGCGGCACGACCGGCACGACGCCGAGCGAGTGGGGAAGCGGCCAGGCCTCACCAGCCGGGAGCCTGAGGCGCGGGATCCAGTCGCCGATGACGATCCCGCCGCCGATCGAGCGACTGTCAGCGTCGGTCGCCTGCTGGTACTTCTCGATCCGGTCGGGGTAGTAGAGCGTGGCCAGGACGCGGTCCGTCGGGTCGGTCCAGCGCTTCATCGCGACGGCCCGCTCGAGCGGATCATCGGCGTAGGCCACGACGACCTCTTCGGGCTTCTGGACGCGGATGATCGCGCTCGACTTCGGGCCCGGGGCGACGATGATCGAGCAGTCGCCGCAGAGCAGCGCGTCGCGGTGCGCCTTCTGGCTCTGGGCGTCCATCTTGTTGTCCTGCCAGAGGTCCCAGGCCGCCCGGTCGCCCGCTGCCATCGCCTCGTGGTCGAGCGGATCGGCGTCCGGGATCGGCCAGTTGAAACCGGTGACCGTGAGCCGCTCTTCGGTCGCCTGGATGACCATCTTCATGAAGTTGTCCGACCAGCGCGAGTAGGTTGGGCCGAAGGCGTCGCGGAACTTCTGGCTGGCATAGGCGAGCGGCTGCTGGCCGGCGTAGTACTGGCGCAGACGGCCGATGATCTGGGCCCGGGCGTCGAGCTGCCCACTGAGGCGCTCGAGCCACCAGGGCGAGGTGAACGGGACGAGCGGGGTGTTCCGAGTGGGCGTCGAGCGGCCGCTGTTGCCCGACGCCGGGATCACGCCGGTGATCGGCGGCTGGACGTTCTTCGGCGGGCGATTGCGGGTGCTGTCCTTGACGTCTCGGGCGTTCAGGACCATGAGTGCATCCTTCGGTCAACGGCTGGGGCTACCGGGGCAGTCATCGCGGCTTCGTAGGCAAGGACGTCGGCGACCGCGGCGTCGATCCGCCGGTTGTCGTCGCCCCGGATCAGGACGAACTTCGTCCGGCCGTCGTCGTCGTCGTCCTCGAGCCGGATCTTGCGCAGGTGGGTCGACTTCACGTTGTCGTCGGTGAACGGGTCGCCGTCGTGCGTGTGGCTGCCCTCACGGATCCCGGTGAGCCAGCGGTCGACGGCCGGCGCGAAGCGGCGTGCCTGGTTCGTGTCGAGGGCCATCACCCGCTCGACGTCGCCCTTCTTGAACTTCTTGGCCCAGTCGTCGAGCTCGGTCCACCACTTCGGCGGGTCGGCGAGCATCAGGCGAACGTCGAAGCGGGCGAACGCGGCGTCGATCGCAGCCGCGACGTCGAGGCGGTCGACCCGCCAGTCCGCTGGCGCGTCAGCCGGCCGCTCCCACTTGCGGATGAGGAACGAGTAGCCGTCCAGGGTGCAGCCGCGGAGCACGGTCGCGTCCCGGCTGATCGAGCCGTCGAAGCCGAGGCCGATCGCGGTCTTCGCGGGCACGTCGCGGGGCTTCGCCAGGAGGTCCCAAACCCGCGGGTCGACCGCCCGACCGGCGCCCGTGGTCCGGATGTTGAACCAGAACTGGAGCGCCTCGTCCCAGGGCGTCTCCGGGTCGCGAATCTCCTTCACGAACCGCTCGACCGGGGCCCAGACGGCGTCGCCATAGACCTCGCGGAGCGCCGCGACGAGCTGCTCGTCGGTCCAGTTGAGGTCGGGCTCCGTGGCCGGCCGGCGGGCGTAGTAGAGGACGTCGCCGAGGTCGACGTCGTCGACGGCGGATGATTCGGCGACCGACTTGTCGCCCAGGACCGGGGCGTTCGTCGTCTCCATCGTCCGTCCGCCCATCTTCGCGGCGTTCCGGCGGACGACCCGGGCGAGCTTGCGGCCGCCATTGCGCTGGGTCCACAGGTGCGTCTCATCGAGTAGCCCCGACGTCAGCCGCTGGCCCTCTCGTGAGCCGGCCGAGGCGGTGACCGGCTCGAGGGTGCCCGGACGGTCGCGGAGGTACAGCCGGGTCCGGCCGTCGTCGATCCGCAGGTTCTTCGCGACGCGGTGGTCGTTGGCGGTCAGCATCGGGTAGAGCGCGCCGTAGGTGTTGTCGGTCTGGTCCTCCGACACCGCCGCGATCTGGACCCAGGGCGACGGCCGGTTGCCGGTGCCCCACGCTACCCCGATCGGCTCGCCATTGGCGTCCCAGCCGCCGAAACAGACCGGCCCGGCGAACTCGGCGAGCGACAGGAAGCCCGCGAACGGGCTCTTGCCCCAGCCCTTCGCCATCTCGAGCACGAATCGGCGGTAACGGAAGTCGCCGGTCTCTGGATCGAGCCGATACCACTCCAAAATGAGCCGCGCCTGCTCGTCAGTGAAGATCAGCGGCGCCTTTTCGTCGGTCGGCGAGCTGAAACCCGCCTTCCGGGCCCATTTGAGGACCTCCCAGCCGAGCGTCGGGAAGTCGCCGTCGTATTGCGGGCCTCGCCATGCGCGAATCGGCGCCTGGAGCCGTGATTTGGGGCTGCGGACGGACTCGATCGCCATCGTCATGACCCGACGACCCGCAAATGGCCGTACAGGTCGTCGATCTCGTCGGATTCGGCCTGCGGCGTCGGTTCGTCGGCCTTCGGCGGGGCCCAGCGGCGGTCCTGCTGGCCCTTCGGGGTGATCCCGTAGGTGTCCATCTGGAGCCGGAGCTCGGCCGCGCGGTGAAACTCGCCCCGCTCGACCTGGTCGTAGAGCCGGACGAGCTGGCGAAGGCCCGGGATGTCGTCCGGCGTCCAGTGCGAGGCGAACCAGGCGCGGAACCAGGTCTGCCAGGCGACCTTCGAGGCCTTCAGCATCGGTGCCGGCATGGGCGGGATTGGGCCATGCTGCCAGCCGGCGCCTGGAGTAGGCTGCCACTCACCGCGAATCGGCACATGGCGCGTCCGGGAGTTGACCTTCGGCACTGGACCGCGGCCTGGCATCAGACGGCCACCGACTGGGCGTTTGAAAACGCGGTGACTTGCACACAATGCGTGGGCGGTTGCACGGCCGTGGGGGCGTCGACGCCCAGAGGGGTTACCCCTACCCCGGTCACGACCGCACCGCCAGGGCTCGCTCAGCCCACCACGCCACGTCGTTGTCGCTCTTCTCGATGTTGCAACCGAGGTGAGCAGCAGCCAGGTTGGCGTCGTCGTGCGTACCACCGCGGGCAATGGCCACGACGTGGTCGATCGACACCGACAGCGGGTGGGGCGCGAGCAATGCGCGGTCGATGGAGGACCCACACAGGTAGCAGCGCCATCCATCCCGCTCGAGGATCCGGGCCCTCTTCGCCTTGCTGAACGTCGGACGATTCCGTTGGCTCGAGTCAGCGCCCTTGTGCCAGGCCTTATAGCAGCGACGGGAACAGAACGCCTGCGCCGGTTGCATAGTCGTGAACTCGGTCGCGCACCGTCGACAAGACAAGGTTCGCTGGCGCGCCCGGACGTGGTCGACCCTCACCCGTGCGCGTTCCACGGCGCGATTTAGACGTTGGTATTCCCTGTGGACGCGCGCACTGCCGCGGACCGCTGCACGGATGCACATTTCACAGATCGGCGGCCTGTCTTCGAGTCGCTGGGCAAGCGGGACTTGGAACCAGTCGCGGCAGCCGATGCATTGCAGACGGTGCTCACGGAAACGGCCGATCTGTCGACACGTCGCTGAGCAGTACTTCGCCTTGTGATCTCGGGATCGGAAGGCCATCGCGCACGCCGGGCATCTATGCTCGGGCGCCGAAGCCTTTTGAGCAGCGACCGTGCAATCACTCGAGCAATAGATCGCGTTCGGCGATGCCGTCCCAAAACCGATCCCGCAGTAAACACAGGTCGCCACGAACTTCGGCTCGGCGTTCGGGTTACGCATCAGCGATCACCCTTCGTCCCGTTGCACGAGCGACAGAGGACTTGGAGATTCCGCTCGTCGAGCAGTGGTCCGCCGCGGGCAAGCGGGACGATGTGATCGACCTGGAGATCGAACGAGACGTGGCCTGGCCGTCGGTAGCCGGGGCACCACGGACCGTGCTCGATGAACCACTTGTCGCGGATCCGTTTTCGGAGCGAGATGTAGCGCGGATCGTTGTCGGCTCGACGCCGCGGGGCATCGAAGTCGATCGCATGCTCGCGGCAGCGCGGGCCGCTCGACGTCGGCTGACGGCAGACAAGGCAGGGCCGAGCGACCATGTCATGACCCGCGTGCCAGGTAGATACCGATCCGTGATCCCTGCCAGGACGAGACGATCCCGGGCAGGCCCATGACCATCGTGTGCGTCCAGTCGCTGCGATGGATCTCGAACGGGTTGCCTGCGATCGCGCCCTGCGGGTACGGCACGATCGGGATGCTGAGCAGCAGCCACGGTGCGACCTTGCGAAGCTCGTGCCAGAGCCAGACCGCGTCGATCACGTTGAAGTGCTCGAGCACGTCGCCCAGGACGATGAGGTCGAAGCGACCAATCGTCCCGAGGTCGAGCCTTCCAACGTCGCGGTGGATGACGCGCTGGTAGCGATCGCGCAGCTTGAACTCGCTGATGTACGGCTGCCAGGCCTCGATCGCTGTCCAGTGCGCATGAACCGTCTCGGCGGCCAGGTCCAGGTACGCCCCGCGCCCTGCCCCGACATCGAGCACCGTCTTCGGCGCGACGAGCTGGATCAGGCTGAGCGCGACGCTCTTGCCCTCGGCGTCGCTGACCCCGGCGTCGGCGTAGTCGATCATTGCGGCACCAGGATCCGCGGCCGCCCAGCCGTCCGCTTCTGCTCGATGGCTGGGCGCAGCGTGTTCGTGATGGCGCCGGTGACGAAGAGCAGCTCGGAGTCCGTCGCGTCCTCGGGCACCACGACGGCAGCTTCGCGGCCGTTCTCCAGGCCGACGACCATCCGGAAGTTCGGCGCGGCCTGCGGCTTCGCGGCATTGGCGATCGCCAGGGCGAGCTTGTCGGACTTCACGCCGCCGCCCCATGACGATCCGTAATGACGGGCTTCGTACGCTGGTGCCAGTAAGGCGTACCAGCCGACGGTAGGAGGGCACGATGGCCGACAAATAGGGCGCGCGCGATCCACATAGCCGGGGTGGGCGTGAGTCCGTCCCGGCTATTCGTCTTCACAGGCCGAGCCACTTCTTGGCGAGGCGCTCGATCTCGGCGATCAGCTCCTTCACGAAATGCGCGATGTTCGACGGTGGGACCGGCTCCGGCGGTACGGGCGTCGGCGTCGGCACCGGTGGTACAGGCACGGGGGTCGGACTGGGCGGTAGCGGCAGCGGCTTGCCCGTCAGCTCCGCGAAGTCGGCGGCCAGAATGTCGAGGTTGACGCCGTCGAGGAACGCTGCCGAGCCGAGATGCTCCGGCCACACGACAACCCAGCACTCCTCGACCTCATGCGCCCAGAAGGCGTCAGTGAAGCTGGTCTCCTGGGCCCAGGTGATGAACTTCTGGTCGCCGGCCAACGCGCCGGTCCCACCGACGCCGTAGCCGCCGACGATGACCGAGTGACCACCGTCGACCTGCGATCCGGCGTGGTAGTCCCACGGTCGGCCAGCGTCGAAGTCGTCCATGTTCGCGTCGAGGACCGTCAGGCCGGTCCAGACCTGGCCGAAGATCGCGATCGCGGCGGCGACCTCGTCGGGCTTCGTGTGGTCAACCTTGGCGAAGGCCACCGCCTTGACGCCGTCGGGACCGCCCGCCTTTACGAGCGTCTCGAGCGCCGTCTGGATGTCCATGCCGTTGTCTTCGGCAGGGAAGCCCGGATTCTGGGTCCGGTAGAACGCGATGACCTGGTCGATGCCTGGGTAGACCTCGCGGCCGCCGAGTTCGGCCGTCATCTCGCGCCGCTCGTTCGCCCAGGTGACCGCGACACAGTCGCCGTACTGGTCATTGCCGAGCATCGCCCAGGCCGACAGGCGGGCGAGATAGTCGGCCGCCGGTGGGTGGGCCGGGACGACGCCAGTCAGCAGCGGCGCGAGGGCCAGCGCCGGCCGGTTCGACGGCGGGCGGCGGCCGAACTTGAAGTCGCGAGCGCCCGTCATTCGGGATCAGCCTTCGCCGCGCGCCGACCCGACACGGTCTGGACGTGGTAAGCGAGGCCAAGCACGATATTGACCAGGAGTAGGACCGCCACGACCTGCGGATCGCTCGAGGACGGAATCACGTTGAACGCCACGAGAATCCCGACGATCGCGTTCAGGATCGCGACAGCGCTGCCGTAGGTCACCCCGAAGTAGCTGGTTCCGTTGTCATTCATCTGGAGCCTCCTATGACCTGACCACCGTGACGCCGGCGGCGACACGGATGCGCTGACCGGCGAACACGCCGGCGGTGACGTAGGCGACGGTCGCCTGGCCGGAGGCGCAGCCCTTGCGGACCTCGGGCGCGCGGCATGGCGCGGAGCTCGCCTTGACGCCCCAGCCGCGCCGGGCCCAGCCGGAGATGCACGAGCCCCTGAGGGTCGCGATCTGAACGACGGCGCGAGCGGAGATGTGGACGTGGTAGGTCGCCGTCGGCGACGGCGCGACGATCTGGTCGACCGTCTTCCAAGCCTCCTCGACCTTCGCGACCAGCACCGCCCAGGACATGAACACGTCGCCGGCGAGGCCGTAGTCGGTGCCCCAGCTCTGGCGCAGCCGGGCGCCGCGGCTGTCCCAGCCGATCACGTCGATCTCGTGGTAGCCAGCGAGGATCCGCGGCGGCGGCAGGATGCCGTTGACCGGCCGGAACCACTCTTCGTACCAGGGCAGGACGACCGTGACGATGCCGAAGTTGACGAGCGCGTTCTTGATCGCGGCCTCGGTCACCGGGACCGAGTAGTAGGCGGCGATCCGGTGGTGTGCCGCGTCATCGGTGCCGACGACGGGATAGCCGACCTTGAGCAGCTGATTGAGCCCCGTCCGAGTGACCGCGCCCGAGGCGTTGCCGCCGATCCGGCGGAAGAACAGGCCCTCGTCGAAGTTGAACGGGCCCTGATCCTTCAGGTCCTCGTACGCCTTGAGCGTCGACTGGCTGAAGGCGACGCATTCAGGCGTCGAGCCCTGGTCGATGACCGGTGGCAGCTTGCCCGGCACGATGAAGCTCGTCGTGGCGCCGGCGTCGATCGGCGCGCCTGGCAGGCTGGCGTAGAGCAGGTCGATCGGCCAGTCGTTCGGATCGGCCAAGCTCGGGATCGCGCCGAGACCGTAGATGGGCGTCGTCGGGTCGGTCATTGGGCGTTGCTCACAGTCGTGTTCGTGAGGGTGTTCGTCGCGCCCTGGAAGTCGACCGCGTTGCCGCTGGGCCAGCCGTCCAGGCTGTTCGCCGTGCCAGTCACGCCGGTCGTCCCCGCGACGAACGTGATCCCGACCTCGTTGTACGGGTAGGTGTTCAGCACGTCGCCGCGACGCGTCGGGCTGTCGGCGAAGTTGCGGCTCACGACGACGCTCGAGCTCGAGCGTCCGTAGCTGTCGCCGGTGACGAAGATTGCCCGGTTCGTGCCGTGGATCACGTTGTCGGTGATCGTCGAGCGGAGCGCAGCGTGCGTGTCGATTCCGTGCCAGTTGGGCACGCCGTTGACCGTGTCGAAGGTGATCGTGCAGTCGTGGCTCTGGGTGCCACCGTCGTTCGTGATCGCGTAGCCGTAGGCGTTCGTCGCGCCCGTCACGCTCATCCCGATCCGGCTGACGGTGTCGTGAGTGATCGTCGCGAAACCGGTGTTCTCGACCATGATCCCGGCGTAGACGAAGTCGCTGACCGTCGTGTTCGTGACGACCAGGTGGTCGGCGGCGTAGGCCCAGATCCCGGAGCTGAACGCCTGGGCATCGCCCTTGCCGTTGATCGTCGTGCCGCTGATCGTCACGTTGACCGCGTCGACGGCGAGCACAACCTGGGCAGCGGTCGATGAGAGCGTCCCGCCGAGCAGGGTCATCGAGTGGGGGATCGTGAAGCCGCTCGAGGTCGCGTAGGCGCAGCCGGTGATGTTCAGCGTCCCGCCTGACGGCGTCGCAGCGATCGCGCTCGCCAGGTTGGTCGGGCAGCTGACCGGCGTCGCCGTAGGGCTCGGCGTGGGCGCGGGCGTCGGCGTGGGAGCTGCCGTGGAGGTCGGCGTCGCCGACGGAGCCGCGCTGGGGATGGGCGTTGGGGCGTCCACGATGACGGTGCAGGTGTACGCCCCGGCGGCG